CTTTACAGAAACAAATCCATTTGGCGATGCGAGTAATAACTAATGTTTGGTGGACACTTTTATCACGAAAAAACAAAAAAAGCAGTTGCATTATTTGGTAGACTGTTTAATAATATATACGTTATTCGTAAAAATTCATCAGGTGCCGCAATAAGTCAAGTTAAAGTTCCATTATCGTATGCACCAAAACAAAAATTTTTAGAAAGAATAAGAGAAAATCCTGATTTAAATGATGATACAAAGGTAGCAATAAAGTTACCGAGAATGTCGTTTGAAATAACATCAATTGCATATGATGCTACAAGGCAGTTGGCAAAAACAACTACGTTTAATACTACATCATCAAATGCTGATGTTAATAAAAGACAAAAGTTTTTTACACCGGTTCCTTATTCTATAAACTTTCAATTAAATGCTTATGCTAAGTCACAAGATGATGCATTGCAAATAGTTGAACAAATACTTCCAACGTTTAATCCTCAGTACTCAATAACTATAAAACCATTTTCTACTGAGTACCCTACTTTACTAGAAGATATACCTATCATAATACAAGGTGTATCATTTAGTGATGACTTTGAAGGTGCGATGGAACAAAGAAGAACAATTATATACAGCATGGACTTTGAGATGAAGATAAGTTATCATGGTCCGATTGCTGATACCAATGTCATTCGTAGTAGTGTTGCCAGTGTATTTAATATGGGAACAGGACTAAATGATTCTGACATTGGATTACAAACAATAACAGTGACACCTAATCCTACAAGCGTAATTGGTTTGGCTGATAGTGATTTTGGTTTCACAACGACAATAGTGGATAGTGCATAATGTATGAATATAGATGTAAAGTTGTAAAAATTATCGATGGTGATACGGTTGATGTTGATATTGATTTAGGTTTCGGTGTTTGGTTGCATAAAGAACGTATAAGACTTTTTGGTATCGATACACCTGAATCGAGAACACGCGACTTAGAAGAAAAAAAATATGGACTGGCTGCTAAAGAATATTTAACAGGTATGTTAGATGATGACGGAGGTATAATACTTAAAACTCATAAAGATAAAACAGGTAAGTTTGGTAGAATACTAGGTGAATTATGGAGAACAACTAATTACGCCGATCAATCTATAAATAATTATATGATTGATAAACATCATGCAGTTATGTACTTAGGTCAATCAAAAGAAGACATACAAGAACAACATATAAAGAATCGAGAGTTTGTTACACTAAATGAGTGATAAAGATGAAATGAAACAATTTTTTCCGCCTGAGGAAAAGAATGTTGATAATGATTACAAATACTCTAGAGATACATACTATGAGCTTGTTGAAAAAGGTAAACAAAGCTTAGAGTTGATGATAGAAGTTGCTCGAGAAAGTGAACATCCTCGTGCGTTTGAAGTATTATCAGGTATGATTAAAAATATTTCAGATGTTAATGATCGATTGATGGACTTAAATAAAAAGAAAAAAGACTTAGATAGAAAAGAAGAGATAAAAAATATCGCAAACACAACAAATAATTTGTTTGTAGGGTCAACTGCTGAATTACAAAAATTACTTAAGAATGAAACAGACCTAAAAAATGTCACTCCAAAATCAAAATAATAACTATCTAGGTAATCCTAACATAAAGAAAGATGGAATCGTTCAAAACTGGACGAAAGAGCAGATTAAAGAATATGCTTTATGTATGAAAAGTCCTATTTACTTTGTAGAAAAATATGCAAAGATAATATCACTTGATAAAGGTTTAGTACCTTTTAAATTATACCCTTATCAAAAGAAAATGTTTGATAAGTTTGAAAAGAATCGATTTAATGTTGTATTAGCTTGTAGACAATCAGGTAAATCTGTTTCTGCATGTGGTTATTTACTCTGGTTTGCTTTGTTTCAACCAGAAAAATCAATTGCAATATTAGCTAACAAAGGTGCAACTGCAAGAGAGATGTTGGCAAGAATTACATTGATGCTTGAAAACATTCCTTTCTTTTTACAACCCGGTGTAAAAGCTTTAAATAAATCTAATATTGATTTTAGTAATAATAGTAGAATTATTGCAGCTGCAACATCTGGACAATCAATCAGAGGTTTATCAATTAATTTATTATACTTAGATGAGTTTGCATTTGTTGAAAGAGCAGCAGAATTTTATACTTCAACATATCCTGTTATATCATCAGGTACTGATACTAAAATTATAGTAACATCAACTGCAAATGGTATTGGTAATACTTTTCATAAAATATGGGAAGGATCAGTTCAAGGTGTAAATGAATACAGCAACTTTCGTGTTGATTGGCATGATGTCCCTGGTAGAGATGAAGATTGGAAACAAGAAACTATCAATAATACTTCACAGGTACAATTTGATCAAGAGTTTGGTAATACTTTTTTTGGTACAGGTGATACACTTATAAACGCACAAACATTATTAGACTTACGTGCATCTAACCCTATAAGTACTTTTGAAGGTGGTGATTTAGTTGTATATAAAGAACCTGAAAGAAAACATGACTATATATTAGTAGCAGATGTCAGTAAGGGAAGAGGACAGGACTATTCTACTTTTTCATTAGTCGATATTAGCACAAGACCTTTTGAACAGGTAGCTGTTTATCGCAACAACACTATCTCTCCATTACTCTTCCCTAATATTATATATAAATATGCCAATGTCTACAACAAAGCTTATTGTATTGTAGAATCAAATGATCAAGGATCTGTGGTATGTAATGGATTATACTATGATTTGGAATATGAAAACATGCATGTTGAATCTGCAGTAAAAGCAAATGCTATAGGTATTGAAATAAATCGTAGATCAAAAAGATTAGGTTGTAGTGCATTAAAAGATTTACTTGAAAATAATAAACTTAAAGTTGTTGACGAACAATCAATATTAGAAATATCTACTTTTGAAGCAAAAGGACAAACATTTCAAGCATCTACGGGTAATCATGACGATTTAGTTATGAATTTAGTTTTATTTGGTTACTTTGTATCATCTGCATACTTTTCAAATTTAACGGATATCAATATTAAAGATATTATTTTTAATCAAAAAATGAAAGAAATACAAGATGATATCGTACCTTTCGGATTTATTGATGATGGAAGTGAACATATCAAAAAAATTGAAACTGAAGATGATCCATGGCAAGTAGAGTATGATAGAGATTTGTAATATTATAAATATAAATAATTGAACAATCGTATTATGAAACTTGTAATTAAAAATAAGGAATAAAGAAATGGCACTATTTTCACCATCGGAATCACCCGCGGTTGTTGTCAAAGAAATAGACCTGACTGGAGGAGTGCCTAATGTCCAGTCAACCACAGGAGCAATCGTAGGTAACTTTAGATGGGGTCCTGCAGAAAAAAGATCTTTAATCGCCAATGAAACAGAATTGGTTGAAAAGTTTGCTGCACCAGACTCCGACACGACAATAGATTTTCACTCGGCATCATACTTCTTACGCTACTCAAGCGCACTCCAAGTTGTAAGAGCTATTGATGGCAATGCAGATAATGCAATATCAGTTTCAGCCGATAGCGGTGCAGGAATACTTTCTGCAGTTATCGTAAAGAATGAAGATGATTTTGCTTCACAATCATCAGCGTTAACAGCAGGTAACCAAACATTTATAGGTAGATATCCTGGCGCACTAGGTAACGACCTACAAGTACAAATGTGTCATGCCAATAGTACTGCATATAACGCATGGGGATTTAAAAATGAGTTTGACGCTGTACCAGCAACATCAAACTTTTTAACTGCAAAAAACGGTAGTAACGACGAAGTCCACACAGTAGTTGTTGATAAGAATGGAAAGTTCACAGGTACAAAGAATGCAGTGCTTGAAAGATATGCCTTCTTATCATTAGCGAAAGATGCAAAGGCTGATGATGGAACTTCAATTTATGTAAAAGATGTTATAAACGAAAGATCAGAATATATTCATATGGCAGGTTTTGATTCAGCAGTTGTAGCAAACATTACAAAATCTGGAAGAGTAGCACTTGATAGTGGTGATAACTTTTTATCAACAGGAGCAAGTTTATTCAACCGACACTTTACGTTTAACTTTAGTGGTGGTTCTAACTCAAATGCATTAACAACAACTGAATTCTTAGGTGGATTCGATTTATTCGAAGACAAAGATCAAGTTGAGATTGATTTCTTAATTGCACCGGGTATGACAACCACTGCAGATCAAACAACAGTTGTGAATGATTTGATTGCAACAGCACAAAACACAAGAAAAGATTGTGTTGTAGTAGCATCACCTGCAAGAGATGATGTTGTTAACTTAACAAATGCAGGAACCATTGTAACTAATGTAGTTGCAACTGCAGACACATTCACTAAATCATCATATCTATTTAATGATGGTAACTATTTAAAAACATATGATAAGTTTAACGACCAATTCATATTCATACCTGCAGCTTCTTCTACAGCTGGACTTATGGCAGCAACTGATCTTAACAGAGCCTCATGGTTTTCACCAGCTGGTTCAAGACGAGGTCAGTATCTTGGAATAACTGCATTGGCATATACACCTACAAAAGGTCAAAGAGATACTTTGTACAAAGCAAGTGTAAATCCAATTGCAAATATACCGGGCGCTGGTGTAATACTATTCGGTGATAAGACAGGACTCAGAAGAGCATCTGCATTTGATAGAATTAATGTAAGAAGATTATTCTTAACATTAGAAAGAGCAATATCAAGAGCAGCTGAACAAGTACTCTTTGAATTCAATGATGAATTTACAAGAGCAGAGTTTGTCAATATCATTGAACCAGTCTTAAGAGAAGTCAAAGGTCGAAGAGGTATCACAGACTTCAGAGTAGTAGCAGACGAAACTAATAATACTGCGGCAGTAATTGATAGAAATGAATTTAAGGCAGATATCTTTATCAAGCCTGCAAGATCTATCAACTTTGTCACACTGAACTTTGTAGCCGTTAGAACTGGCGTTGACTTCCAAGAAGTCGTCGGCACGGTATAAGGAGGTAGCAAATGGCAGTATTAGGCGTAGATGATTTTAAATCAAAGCTAAGAGGCGGCGGGGCAAGACCTAACCTCTTCAAAGCTACAATCAACTTTCCGGGATACGCAAATGGTGATCCGGAACTGACATCATTCCTCTGTGAAACAGCTCAGTTGCCGGGTTCAACACTTGGTCAGATAATTGTACCATTTAGAGGTAGACAATTAAAAATGGCCGGTGATAGAACATTTGATGTATGGACAGTAACAATAATCAATGACACAGATTTTGCAATAAGAAATCCAATGGAGAGATGGATGAATGGTATGAATGCACACAGTGCTAATACCGGTCTTACAACTCCGATCGCTTATGAAGCAGATCTGTTAGTTGAACAACTTGATAGGTCAGGCGATACTCTTAAAAAGTATACGTTCAGAGGTTCATATCCACAAGATATGTCACCAATTGACTTGAACTATGGTACAAATGATGAAATCGAAAGATTTACAGTAACATTTGCTTACCAATACTATGAGACTGACACTACTACTTAAGTAATAAATAATAGGAGAGCGGAAGCTCTCCTATAACTTAAAGGAATTATTATGGCAGACGGTACACTTAAAATATTTGGTTTTGAAATAACGAGGACGAAAGACAAGAAAGCAATCAAGTCTATCGTTCCGCCGCGTGACGATGACGGTGCCGGTTACGTAGCTTCAACAACTTACGGTTCACATTATGGTCATTACATTAATATGGAAGGTGATGACTCAAAAGACAACGTTCAGTTGATATTAAAATATCGTGGTTCAGCAATGCACCCTGAAGCGGATGCAGCAATTGAAGATATTGTTAATGAAGCAATTACTTCAATGGATATGAAACCATCATTAACTTTAAACTTAGATAGAGTTCCAGTAAGTGCTACAATAAAAAGACAAATGTTAGAAGAGTTTGACAACATATATAACATGTTAAACTTTAAAGAATTAGGACACGATATATTTAGAAGATGGTATGTTGATGGTAGATTATATCATCACTTAGTAGTTGATGATACAAATTTAAGTGCAGGTATTCAAGAGATAAGATACATTGATTCTGCAAAAATAAGAAAAGTAAAGCAAGTAAAAAAGAAAAAAGATCCAGTATCAGGCGCAGCTTTAGTAGAAAAGGTTGATGAATTTTACATTTATCAAGAAAAACCAGGGTCACAAACCAACGCAATAAAATTAACTAATGATTCAGTTAGTTATTGCACATCTGGTTTACTCGATGAACATCGAAAAAGAGTGTATTGGAGCTTG